AAAAGAGGCAGAATTAGAACTTAAAATGTTAGAAGGAAGATTGCAGACAGTAAAATCTGACAAGAAAATTGAAGAAGCAGCAAACAATATTGTAAAACTAAAAACAGAACAAAATATCCAAAATGATGAAACAGTACGCTTAACTGATGTCCAAAGAAAACATCATCAGCAAATCGTTGCTGAAGCAAAGAAAGAAATGGATGCAATAAATGAGAAAAAAAATAAATTTCAAGATTTTGTAAAAAAACAAGAAAGATCAAAAGAATTAATCCAAGCAAGTATTGATGGAAACAGGGAAGAAGTTGAACTGCAACACGCAATAAATGATGCTGTTGCAATTCATGGTGAAGCAAACAGACAACAAATCACAGATATATTGACAGCAAATCAGGCTTTAGAAGATCAAGAAGGTGCTATTAAAGAAAACGGTAAAGCAGCAGAAACACTTAAGGCACAGTTCAAACAAATTGGTGAAAGTGTAAGGCAAGATTTAGTAGGTAATTTAAGAGAAGCAATAAATGGTAGTCAATCATTTGGACAAGCACTTGGTAATGTATTAAACAATTTAAAAAATAAATTACTTGATATTGCACTTGATAAAGCCATACAAGGTATTGGAAATGCTTTCAAGCCAAAAGGTGGTGGTGGTGGTGGTTTCTTCTCTGGTTTGTTTGGTTTTGCAAATGGTGGTAGACCTCCTGTTGGTAGACCTTCCGTAGTTGGTGAAAAAGGCCCAGAAATTTTTGTTCCTTCTGTAGCTGGTACTGTCATCCCAAATAAAAATATTGGAGGAGGTGTTACTAATATGGTTACAGTAAATGTAGACGCATCTGGCGCGCCACAAGTTCAAGGTAGTACAGCCGAGGCAAACCAATTAGGACAACTTATTGGCCAAGCTATACAAGAACAACTTGTTAAAGAGAAAAGACCTGGAGGATTATTAACATAATGGCAACCTTTCCCTCGATCACACCAACCTATGGAACAACACAAACTGTTGAGCAAAAAGGGCTTGTAACAAAACTTGGTGATGGTTATGAGTTTAGAACTGTTTTTGGTTTACCAGCAAATAAAAGACTTCATGTTGTGAACTTGACTTTTAATATTTCTGAAACAGATTCTGATACCATAGATACTTTTTTAAATGCAAGATTTGACGATCAGGCTTCTTTTGATTACACAATGACAGGAGAATCTTCTGCAAGAAAATTTAAATGTACAAGAAGATCTAAAACAATTCCATACTTAAACAGGGTAACAATGAACCTTACTTTTGAGGAGGTTGCAGAACCATAGATGGCAATACCAACCTCAGAACTACAGAGCATAAATCCATCAGCAGTTATTGAACTGTTTGAACTACAACTTATAGCGTCTATTCATGGAAGCAGTACTTTATATCGTTATCACAGTGGATCAAACCAAAATGGAAACGGTGAACTTGTTTGGCAAGGAAATACTTATGCAAGATTTCCAATAGAAGCTGAAGGTTTTGAATTTACAGGTCGTGGCCAAATCCCAAGACCTACCTTAACAGTAAGTAATATTTTATCTACACTTACAGCCGTTATTGCAACTGTAAATGCTTTCACACCAGCTAACGATCTTAATGGTGCAAAATTGACAAGAATAAGAACACTCGCTTCTAACCTTGATGCTGCAAATTTTTCAGGAGGATCTAACCCTTTTGGTACTCCTAGTGCTGATAAGTTTCCTGATGAAATATATTTTTTAGATCGTAAAGTTTTAGAGAATAGAGAATTAATAAAATATGAATGTGTTTCTGCTCTTGATTTAACTAATGTAAGAGTACCCAAAAGACAATTTACAAGAAAAGATTTCCCTGGTATTGGTACTTTTATTGACGCATGACCTGGAAAGATAAAGCAGCACAACACGCAAAAGATTGCCTCCCTCAGGAATCTTGTGGTCTTTTGGCAATAGTAAAAGGAAAAGAAACATATTTTCCCTGTAAAAATCTAGCAAATAATCTTTGTTCTTATTTTATTATTGACCCTGATGATTGGGCTTTTGCAGAAGATAGTGGTGAACTGACTGCGATAATACATTCCCACCCTACAGGGCCAATATTTCCTTCTGAGACAGACAAAACAGCTTGTGAATATCTTGGCCTTCCTTGGCATATTTATAGCCCTGAACAAAATGATTGGCATTATTTTGAACCTACAGGATATAAACCACAACCATTATTAGGAAGAGAATGGATATGGAAAGCTCAAGACTGTTGGACTCTTGTAGTAGATTATTTTAAATCACAAAATCTTAAAGTTAAAGATTGGCCAAGACCAAAAGATCCAACAGAGATGCTTACTAATGGTTTATTTGAATACGCTCTTCCAAAAACTGGTCTTATAGAAGTAACAGATGATATCCAAAAAGATGATGTACTATTGATGAGCATGGCAAAAAATACTGGTTGTCATGTTGGGGTTTATGTAGGAGAACAGATGGTTTTACATCATCAAGTCGGTAGACTAAGTTCAAGAGATTTGCTAGATGAGCAAATGTATAAATCAATTTATAAGAGGTATCGTCATGCTGAGAAAAATTAAAATTTACGGAAAATTAAGACAATTAGTTGGCAAGGCAACTTTTGAGGCTGATTTAAATAATATCGGACAGGCTTTTAGTTTTTTATGTTGTAATTATCCAGAAGTTGCAAACCATCTACAAAATCAAGTTTATAAAGTTTATTCGGGTGACAAAGTAATTGATGATGAAACTTTGTGCATGACAGGTGATGCTGAAATAAGAATTATTCCCGTTGCCTGTGGCACTGCTTTTGTTGCTCCTTTCGTTGCACCATTTATTGGTAGTGCTGTTGGTGGTGTTGTCAGCGCTATTGGTGTTGGAGGAATTTTAGGATCTGCTCTGACGGCTGTTGGTACAAGTTTAATTGTTAGTGGTGTAACTTCCATGCTTACACCTCAACCGCAAGCAAGAGGGCCATCTGGCATGGAAAGAACAGACCCATCCTCACTTGCGTCAAACTATTCATTTAGTGGGATTACCAACATTGCAAAAGCTGGAGGTGCAATTAATTTAATTTATGGAGAAACGATAGTTGGATCGGTGACAGTTTCAAACGGTATTGATACAGTGCAAGTAAGAGGTGATGCATAATGGCTGGGATACAAGAATTTACACAACAAACAGTTTTTACAAATCCAGATCTTCCTACTGATACACTTTCATCAAAGCAATTTAATACGCTTGTGGAGGCCGTTGGTGAGGGCGAGATTGAGGGCAGCGCAACAGCATCAAAGGCTGGTCTTACAAAAGGAACAGATGCTTATAATAATGCTTTTAAAAAAGATATTTTTCTTAACGGAACACAATTACTTCAAACTGCTGCAAGTAACACATCACCTGATGACAGTGACTTTAACTTTCAAGAGGTAGGTTTTGAACCTCGATTTGGTACTTCAGATCAAACTTTTATTGGTGGAATTTCTAACATAGAGACAGAAAGCAGCGTTGGCGTTGCTGTAACAAGTGGTAATCCAATAACAAGAGCCATATCAAATACTTCAGTAAATGCTGTAAGAGTGACAGTTTCTTTTCAAAGCATCCAAACGGTAGAAGATAATGGAGAAATAACAGGTGCAAGTGCAGGGGTAAAAATTGAAATTATACAAAATGATGGCACAACAACAACACCAATTGATGACACTGTTACTGGTAGATCAACCAGCACATATTTTAGAGATTATTTAATTAATCTTCCAACGAGTACAAGTTTTCCAATAAATGTAAGAGTTTCAAGGACAACTGATGACACTACAAGTCCAATATTTTCTGCGTTCAACTGGTCAAGTATGACCGAGGTAATATTTGAACAAAATGCTTATCCAGATGTAGCACATTTAGCACTTAGGTTTAGCGCAGAAGCCTTCCCAAGAATCCCCAAGAGGTCGTTCAGGCTCAGAGGGATAAAGACAAAAATTCCGCACAACGCAACTGTTGACATTCAAACTGGTCGTATTACATATAGTGGAACATTTAACGGAACATTTAAAGCTGCTACAGAATGGCACTCAGACCCAGCTTGGGTGTTATGGGATTTGTTGACCAATACAAGATATGGTTTATCAATTGCAGAAAGTTCCTTAGATCAATATACATTTTACAATCAATCTGTCTATAACAATGAATTGGTAGATGATGGCCTTGGTGGGCAAGAGGCTAGGTTTGCAATAAATGTAAATATCACACAACAATCTGAGGCATTTAATTTAATAAATGATCTTTGTTCTGTGATGCGTGTGATGCCTTTCTATAGTGCAGGGGCAATAAATATATCAGGTGATAGGCCAACAGATCCTGTTTATTTGTTTAACTATTCCAACGTGTCAGAGGAGGGGTTTCAATATACAGGCTCTTCATTAAAAACAAGACATACCGTTGTTAATGTTGGATATTTAGATCTTGATTCAAGAGAGGTAGATTATGAGACTGTAGAAGATACAACAGCAAGTGCAAAATACGGCACAGTTATAAAAACGATTCAAAGTTTTGGTTGTACAAGTCGTGGTATGGCCTCAAGAATGGGGAAATGGTTTTTATATAATGAACAAAATTCAGGTGAAACTTGTTCTTTTTCAGTAACCCTAGAAGCTGGAACATTAGTAAGACCAGGGCAGATTATAGAAATAAGTGATCCTGTAAAAGCTGGTTCAAGAAGAGGAGGAAGAATTGCATCAGCTACAACCACTGCAATAACAGTTGATGATACGACAGATACAGATTTAGTTTCAACAAATAATGCAACATTATCAGTAATTTTGCCTGATGGGTCAGTTGAGACTAAAAACATATCAAGTATAGATGGAGCAGTCATTACTGTTTCTTCTGCTTATTCTTCTGCGCCAAATGCTAACAGTGTTTGGATTTTACAAAATGATACGTTACAAACTACAACTTGGAGAGTTATCAGTGTTAAAGAAAGTCAGGATCTTACATTTCAGATAACAGCCTTAGAACATAACACTGGAAAATATGCTTTTGTGGAGGATGGGGCTGCATTACCAACAAGAACAACCACTGTTTTAACTTCTCTTAAAGATGCGCCTGGTAATTTATCAGCAGAAGAAAAAATTGTTGTTATTGATAATAAAGCTGTAAGCAAAATATTTTTTAACTGGCAGCGTGTTGCTGGTGTTAGTAAATATCAAGTTCAATATAGATTTAATGACGGTAATTTTATTACTCGTGATGTTTTTAGTAATACTTTTGATATAGAAAATAGTCAAAAAGGTACTTATGAATTAAGAGTATTCAGCTTTAATGCTTTAGATAAACCAAGTGCGGAACCATCAAAAACTACTTTTATCGCTTTAGGGAAAACTGCATTACCATCTGATGTTCAAAATTTACGAATAGAACCAATATCAGATCAATTTGTGAGATTGCGTTTTGATCAATCAACTGATGTTGATGTAGTTCATGGAGGCAACGTTGTAGTCAGATCATCAAACCTCACTGATGGAACTGGAACTTTTACAAATGCGGTTGATGTAATACCAGCCCTTTCAGGTAATGTCAGCGAGTCGATTGTTCCAAATATTGTTTCTGGGGAGTATATTTTAAAATTTAAAGATGATGGTGGTCGGTTAAGTTCTGGTGAAACATCAATAATTGTAAATAGCCCTGACCCTTTACCAAAACTTACTGTTTTAGAAGATAGGGAAGATACAGATTCACCACCTTTTGCTGGAACAAAAGTTGATTGTTTTTTTAGTGATGATGTAAATGGATTGGTGCTTGCTTCTTTGGTGACATTAGATGATGTAGCTGATTTTGATTCAATGGCTGATTTTGACTTTTTGGGTGCTGTAGATATAACAGGAGGTAATTATAGTTTTGCAAATACACTTGATCTAGGTGGTAAACAACCTTTGAGATTAAGAAGACATATCGTATCGCAGGGTTTTTACCCTAATGATCTGATAGATAAAAGATCAGCAAATATTGATACATGGACTGATTTTGACGGTGCAACTGCCTTTAATGTCGGGGCATCTTTATTAGTTGCCACTACTGATCTTGACCCTGACTTATCAGTTTCAGCCACTTACGAACAGAGTGGTACAACCATAACAATTACAAAAAGTTCGCATGGATATTCTGTTGGTGATTTTGTTGTAATAGATTTTACTGCTGGCAGTGCAACTGATGGAAATTATCAAATTGTTTCTGTCCCAAGTTCAAGCACATTCACAGTTACCTCTGCTACAAGTGCAACAATATCAAGTGGAACATCTTGTACTTATGGAGCAAACTTTAGTCAATTTAATCCTTTTGTAAATGGAACATTTGTTGCAAGAGGATTCAAATTTAGATGCGATATGGATACAGACGACCCAGCACAATCTATAGAAATAGATCAGCTAGGATATACAGCACAACTGGAAAGTAGAACAGAAACAAGTCTTGGTAATGCAGGGGCTACAAATGGTTTGTTTTCCTCTGGCACTTCCACCAAGTCAGTATCCTTTACCAATACCTTCTTTACAGGCCAATCTGGAACTAGCATTGCAGCAAATTCTGTATTGCCATCAATTGGTATAACAATAGAAAATGCACAGTCAGGGGACTTCTTTGCTTTATCAAATATTACTGGAAGCGGTTTTGATATTGACGTAAAGAATGGATCTAGTCATGTTGATAGAAATTTCAAATATGCTGCAACAGGTTTTGGGCGTGGTAGTTAGTTTTAGATTAGGATATACTTAGATAAAAAATTGGATTAGGTAATGGCAACACACGATTACGTCATAGATAACTCCACTGGAGCTAACGTCAGGGCTGATATAAACCTCGTATTACAGGCAATATTAACAAATAACAGCAGTTCTTCTGCTCCTAGTACCACAGCAGCCTATATGTGGTGGGCTGATACTACAAGCGGAACATTAAAAATAAGAAACTCAGCAAATAATGATTGGGTAGAACTTTTACAACTTGATGGCACGTTAACGCTTGAAGATGGCACAAACTCTGCACCAGCACTTGCTTTTAGAGATGATTTAGATACAGGAATATATAGTTCGGCTGCTAATACTTTCAATGTTGCTACTGGCGGTGTCGAAAGAATGGAACTAGGAGCTACAACAATATTTAATGAAAGTGGTGCGGATGTTGATTTTAGAATTGAAGGCGATACAGAAGCAAATTTATTTTATTTAGATGCTGGAAATGATCGAATTATAATAGGGCATAGTAGCTCAAGGGCTGTAGGTGGAAATACAAGCAGAATATTTGAAATTGAATCAACAGATGCTTCAAGTGGTCTTTCAATCATAAGAAATTCAGCTAATGATTCACCCGCAATAATATCTTTAGGTAAATCAAGAAGTGCATCAAATGGTGGAACAACAGTCGTTCAAAACGGAGATTTGTTAGGGCAAATACATTTTGCAGGTGCAGATGGCACTGATTTAGTTACTCAAGGGGCTGCTATCAACGCCACTGTAGATGGCACAGCTGGAAGTAATGATATGCCATGTCGATTAACATTTCTAACAACTGCTGATGGTGCTGCCTCTCCTACTGAGAGATTGCGCATTGACTCATCAGGGACGGTATACGTAGGAGGTGTTGGTTCTGGTGCAACCGCAGGGACACTTTTCTTTAATGATACTTCTGCAAATGGAAGTAAAATACAACAAGTTAATGGTAGCAGTGCCTTATCATTTCATACTGGATCTTCTCAACCAGAACGTATGCGTATAGATTCGTCTGGGAACATCGGTATAGGTACATCAAGTCAAAACGTTCTTGGAAATGATGCAAACCATACAATTTTATCGGTAATTGAAACTTCTGGAACTAGGCGTGGTCAGATTGAGTTAGGTGATAATCAAAATGTTGACACTGGCGGTATTGGAGACATTCACTTTGTTGGTCATTACCAAAACTCAGGTCATAAAGATATGGCTTGCATTAAAGCACAAGGAGCAGGTTCTACATCAGGGCAAAGAGGTGCTGTTTTAATATTTGAAACAAAAGCAGATGGTACAGCAGCTATAGCAGAACGTATGCGTATAGATTCGTCTGGTCAAGTAGGTATCAACACAACAAGTCCTAGTAGTACACTTGATGTCAGTGGTTCTCTATCTAAAAGTTCAGGTTCATTTAAAATTGACCATCCTTTACCAGAAAAAACAAACACACATCATTTAGTTCATTCGTTTGTAGAAGCACCACAAGCAAATAATATTTATAGAGGTAAAGTAGATTTAGTTGATGGAAGTGCAACAGTTAATGTAGACACAGTATCAGGCATGACAGACGGCACATTTGTTTTATTAAATACAGATGTTCAATGCTTTACGTCTAATGAAACAGGTTGGACTTCAGTTAAGGGTTCTGTATCTGGAAATACATTAACCATTACAGCAGAAGATAATACTTGTACAGATACTATTTCATGGATGGTAGTTGGTGAACGACATGACCAACATATGTATGATACTGAATGGACAGATGAAAATGGTAAAGTAATTGTTGAACCTTTGAAAAGTGTATAGTTGCAGCATTAGAAGCTGCTTAGTAAAATTAAATAAAATTAATTTATTATGCCTACACTTGAAGAAAAACTAAATGAAGTGCAAGAACGCTTTAATATGAATGTTGCTCAAGCACAACAAATAGAACAGCAGATAGCAAAATTACAAGAGCAATTAAGAGGATTACAACAACCTTTAATAGAAGATCAAGGTGCAATAAAAACACTGAAAGAAATATTAGAACCTGTTGAGCAAACTGCTTAACTAATAAACACAAATTAATTATTATTATGGCTGTTACTTGGAATGTTGTTTCTTTAGATGCAACAAAAACTGTAGGAAGTTTATCTGATGTTGTTACTAATGTTCATTGGACTGCTAGTGATTCTGAAACAGTAGGAAGTGGCGATTCTGCTGTAGTGCATAGTGGCTCTAGTTACGGTTCTGTAGGGCTTGCTGAAGCTGATAGTAGTTCTTTTACTGCTTATGCAGATATTACAAAAGATAATGCTGTTGCATGGGCTAAAGCTGCATTAGGTGCAGATGAAGTAACAAGAATAGAAACATCTATTGCTGCACAGATAACAGAGTCTAAAACTCCTACTAAAACTACTGGTGTACCTTGGTAATTTAATATTTTACTTTTTCGTGCATTTGTTTTGTCATCATTCCACCAATTAGGTAAAGTGGGGCTAGGCCAACAATCAAAAACAGCACCATTAAACTTATGGGTGCTAATGCTTTTATAAATGCCTCTTTCCACATATGTTTAATAAAATCTGCAATTACCTCTCTATTCTATCTACTGTCCTTGTTTTGGGAATCCTCGGGGGTGGTTTTTTCACATATAAATATGTGACCTCGGAACAATTTAAAAATAAATTGATGAATGAAGTATTGGGTAATGTACAAAACCTGATGCCTAAAATGCTAGATAATAATATACCTGATACAACTGGCAAATCTATACCAATACCATTTAAATAATTGGAAATACAAGAAATATATATTCCTGATATATCTATTCCAGTAATAAATGATCCACAGATAACAATACAACCATCATTTCCACAAGTACCTACTTTTGGTTGCACCTCCACTCATAGGGATACAAAAAATACAGGTAATTTTAATCTTATATTTGATGACCCAAGTGGAATAAGTACAAGCTGCCCATATCCAACTTTTGTTCCCCTAAACTATCAGCCAGACCAGTTGATAATAGTGGAAGAAAGTCTGCCCTCCATAGATTCACCACCATTACCAAAATCACAGTCAACTGAAGTACCACCAATAAAAAAAAAGAAAGAGGATAATATTTTGCCACCCTGCCCTGGCAAATCAAACCAGCGCACTGGGGATTTTCGTAACGAAAAAAGATTAGAACGTGTCATCGGCCATAAAAGAGGGGATGATGGGATTGAATGTATAACGCTCTATGAAGATGTCCCGTTTAAGGATCAGTACATTCCAGAAGTTTCTAGCATTGTATCTACTGCTGTTATTGGCTTGGTCGCTGCCAGTTCTCCACTTTTACTTAATATCGTCAAACCATTAGTTAAGAATCTCGTAAAAAAACTTACAAAGAAAAAAGATAAGGTAGAATAATATTAGGCAAAGGAAGTTGTATGTACACCTTTTTAGGCTCTGCCGATACAAAGAGCCTTTGCTTTTTTAGACAAGTCTTACCACAGCCCGTGGCTTGTCTTAATCTTTCACGATCGTTAATATTAAAGTGGTGGTCTAAGTAGGTAGGTTTTCTTTCTTTTCCTATCTACTTTTCTTTTAATATTTTGTGGGTGTGAGGTATTACTTGATTAGGGGGGATTGTAACCTTTATCCCTTCACAACTAACGGCATAATCACCAACGAACTGAACACCAAGCTTTGCCTGTTCCCCACATATTTTGAGCCGATACAAGGCCATCTCCATTTTGGTTTTTTCTATCAATAATTCTTGTGCCTTGATATTAACCTTTGCTGCCCTTTGGCATAGATCCTGACCCTTACCAAGTGGAATATTGAACTGCATACTGATTCCATAATTTAAATTATAATTATCCTTCTCAAACCGTGGTGTCTCCTGAACATATTTAATCTCTCCAGTATCTTCATCATAAATATTCTGTTTTGTAACGGTTTCTATGGGGCGGTTAAAGCTCCACGCATCGGTCATATAGGGAGTAATTGTCAATGAAGGACTTGAACATATAATCCCTTGTGAATATTTGTTTGTCGGTACTCCTGATGGTGTTATCATCGTGGCATTATTATTTACTACACCTTGAGCCGTGCTATTCGGCGAGGCAACGGTGGTCGAGGCAAACACCTCAACAGGAAATAATAATATTGATATTACTGCCCAAAGGTAGTTTCTATTTGAGTGGTTTGTGTTGTAGTGATTGTCCTTGTGATATTCGTTATTGTGTCGAGACCTGGAGAAATTACAGATTCGACTAAACTGAAGGATTGTCCAGGGGTTGTGATTTTCCATCTTGGGGTTGATTGGATGTCAGGTGCTTGCCATTGAAAATTTACGTTATTAATAGTCTGCACATCTTCTTTGGTTGCAGCAGGGTTAATGTAACCATCTGTATCAGTACTTTCAATATTATGACCACTTACTGAATAGCTCCACCCTGTCCGATATTGATAAGACGATATCTGCTCGTTTACCACAGTCTGGCTTGTGGAATTTGTCGTTTGAGAGCCAGTGCGGAATGTAGGGGTCACATTTGCCCATGCTTTTGTCGGTAGGAATATTAAAATTAATATCCAAAATTTAGTCAAGCGTAATTGTAACAGCACTTTGAATCACACAACTGGAACCTGAACCATTTTCAGCACTTGCACCGCTACAGGTATGCACTCCCGAACTTAAACTTGTAATCGTCAAACCAGCATGAGAACCACCAGCCCCGACTGTTGTCTGTCCACTTAATATTGGTAAAGTTGCAATCCCGTTTGAAATTGATACATCTCCTGGATCTTTGTCACCTAGCATCAGCGATTCATTAATACTGAATGCAGACCCTGCAACTTTTACTTCCTTAACACTTGCAGTAACTGAAGGAACACCGTTCCAATCATTACCACTGATCCCAGAATAATCCAATCCACCTATTCTGTTTGCATAGTAAGTTGGGTTGCCATCTGAATCATTTGATCCTGTTGCCACTTTTACATCAATATTGCTTCCACTTAATGAATAGGAAGATGCTGCCCTTTGAGTGACGATGTAAGGCATGTCAACTTGCATACTGGCAGAGGTTGTATATTTTGCCGTGATATCAGCAAAAACAACTGATGGTGTGAAAGCTAATAAAACAACAGGAATTAATTTTTTCATTTCTTTGTAGGGGGTGGATCAATAATCTCTGCTCCTATTATTTTAATAGGGGTTTCTACTCTTATAGTCTGCACCGAACCGTTATTATTTGCAAGTTTCTTAGTCTCCTCCTGAGTTTCTTTGCGTTTTTTAGATCCTTCAAGGCCAAAAGTCGCTAATGCACCAGTGAGCAAACTTGCTGGAAATGTTATGTCTTTGGGTTCTGTACTGTAACCAGGGATTGTTATGTAGTTAAGAGAAACGATAAATCCACTCCAAACGACAACACCTAATCTCACAAAAAGACTGATTATGGCCAGTTGTTCTTCTTTATCGTCAATGCTCTCTTTTATCTTTTGCAATGGATTTTTCTTTTTTTCTTCAGCCATAACTATTAAAATTAACCATAATACTTACATTATAGCCAAATCATGCCAGAGGTACACGCAGCACTGATTGGGGCAGCAGCCACCGCTTTTCTTATGGTTTTGTCTAATATCAGCAACAGAAGAGAAAGAGATATAAGAGAAATTTTTAACCGAATTAATCAGCTAGAGAAAGCCGTAAGTCGTATTGAGGGGCAGAATCGCTAATCTTTGGTATGTTTGAAAAAGAACACATATTTTTATGTCTAAATTTTTAATCAACCTGTTCATCAGATTTGGTAAAAGTGAATCTTTGCGTAAAGCTGCCATTTCGCTTTTGAAAGACTTAAGTGCCAAATCAGATAATGATGTAGACGATGCCATCGTCAAGATGATTGAAGAAAAACTCTTTCCAGTAAAATGAAAAAAAGAAAATTTCTAAACATCGAGATAGAAGATGCTCCACTGGAGCTTGAACTATCGGTGGAACAAAGATGCCGTGACATCTTGGCCTCTGATGACATCTACAGCATCAAGCGGTATTGCACTCATTTGGTAAGGCATCAGATGAGACAGGATGTATTTCTTGCGTCTTTACTTGGCCGTCTTGTAGAGCTTGAAGCTGCTAATGCTGCACATCAGGTAAGAAAAGATAAGAAAAGAAATCCTATAAAGAAGTTTTTTCGTATTCCTTAATCTCTTCATCAGTAAAATCTTTCACCAATAATTTTTCAATCTTATCAATTTCAAAATTAAACTTTAGAATTGATGTTCTGATGTGTTCAGTAACCCATGCACCATCTTTACTTACGACCTGGGCTTTATTCCTATCATTAATGAACACATAATGATCCTGTCCTTTTAATTGGACTTCTAGTAAATTTTTTTCTAAGTTTTTACGTCTGATCTCTTTCAACGCTCTCAACTTTTTTGAATCACTCATTTTCCAGTTCTGTTATCCTTTTATTTATAGCATCATATCTTACACAATATTCCTTAAGATCTAACCGTTCAAACCAGAATTTTTTCTGTAATTCTGCAAGCTGGTCATAATAATTTTTGATTAGGTCTTTGTTTTTCACTTATCCAAAACCTTTTTTTCTATTTTTAAATTTATATTCGTTATATCTTCTCGACATATCTTTTATTTGTTCTTCAGATAGATCTGACATGAGGGCTTTTTTATCTTTTTCAGAAAATCCGTCAAGATGCCAAGGTTCAGAAAAAATTAATTGTTTTTGCATCTCAATTGCTGCTTTTCTTGTTTGTGCTTTATCTTCTTCAGATAAGGAAAGATATTTTTTCCTTAATTCAGGAATTTCAATAAACCAATTGTCTTTCATTTTTTGCTCCATAATTTTATGAGAAGTTCAAGTTCAGCAATCCTTTTCTTGGCTGCTGCGATTTTTTCGGCTGTTGTCATGGCAATCTTTTATGGTTCCAATCTATTTCCATCCATACTCCATGATTAGGTTTATTTGAATAAGGAAACCATTCATAAGATGTATCATCCTCTTCATCAAAATAGACTTGGCCACTATAGGGATTGAGAGGTTGGCCGTGTTTGTTTCTTTTTATCATTGTGTATAAGAAAAGGGGTCTTACATGACTAAGGAGGATGCTGGACTATCAATGCCCCTATAAATCAGGCTGGGATTGCTTCTGAGCTTCTACTCTTTACAGGTAATGTAAAGTCATTCACCCTTACCTGAATAGATGCTCCAGCACTGCCATCTCTTTTCTCAAAAGTATTTAGGTTGCCAGATCCCACAACAGTAATCTGATTGCCTTTCTTTATATAGTCCATGACAACATCTCCTCGGTTGCCCCATACAGTGCAATCAATTTGAACAGTCACATCCTGTATGTCTGTAAGTAGTCTGAAGTTTGTTACTTTTGTTCCAGTTGTTGTTTCCTTTTGTACTGGATCTGAGGCTAGGTTGCCAACGGCTGTAATGCTTAACATGATAATTTAATTAGTCAGGGTTGTTAGTTTTGTTTTGCCAATCCTCAATATCTTCTCGGTTGTACCGAATAGTGTTATTAAGGATGACAGTCCATTTTGGGCCACTGGGGTGACCCTTGCGAGTTTTGGTTCTCCAAAGTCGCACAGTTTGAGGTCTTACACCAAGCTCTTCAGCTAATTGATCTGATGTGATCAGTTCATTCATGAATCCTCCTTCTCTAGAATAAGTGTCAGTAATCCATCTCTTTGATCTTCACTAATAGCATTAGTTTCATATCGTTTTGAAATGTTTTTCTTCAACAAACCGAGCTTGTCTTTGTTGCCTGGTTTATTAATGAAGGCTTCACATTCTTTGATGAACTTATCACTTTCGGATCTGTCAATCGGTTTATTACTTGAGACAGTTGGTTTACTATCATCAGGTTTTAACCATGCCTTGTCCTTATCGTATAAAGAC